AAATATGGAACTACCCACAATTAAAAGACTTAGATAATGCGGACGAACTCTTTGATGAGAAAGGCAGAGCGATAGTGCTATTTCCTAATAGCAGTCCCACTTCGGGGCATTGGACGTGTCTAATGAATAGACCCAATGCGATAGAGTTCTTTGACCCCTATGGTGATGCCCCGGACACTGCTCAGAAAGACGGTATGTCAAGAAGTCGTTTGGAAATGCTGGACATTGAGCGACCCGACTTAACTCGTCTATTGAGAGCGTCGGGCAAACCCGTTTTTTACAACCATCATCAGTTTCAACGTGAATCGCCGAATGTAGCGACTTGTGGTAGGCATTGTGTAGTTAGGTTGCTATACTCCCCATATACACTGGACAAGTATGCTTCTATTATTAAGAAGAGCAAGATGACTCCCGATGACTTCGTATCGGGAATAACGTATGATAAGTTAAGAAAATAATCTCTCTATGTGATATAGAAGATGGCTTACAATGCTGGGAGATTTGAGCGAGTAGGCGGAACGAGCAGTAATCCCGACTTGTTGTATTACAACTGCGACATCATTAATAACAACTCTAAAGACCTTGGTGTGCTTCAGAACAGTGTTAGTAATCTCACCCTCACTGCCGACCCGCAGATTCGGTTCAATGAAACCCGTGATACGGCACTCATCAAAGACGTGTCCCAGTATGAGTTCTCTATTATTCGTTTTACAATGAACGGTGCGAACCGTGATTTGCCTTTGTTTATCCCCAACATTCTACTGGGTCAAACGAATGTCAATCTAACTACGTATTCCGTTGCGTTGTCCTATCAACAGACGTGGAACACGAACTTGGGAGTCATATCATTCGGGATTACCCCACTACCAACGTTTATTATCTATGTTCCCGAAGTCAAGAATGACTACCTTGCTCCCTTGCCCCGCACACCGCTCATCACACAAGACCTTAGCAGTCGGTATTACTGGGTATTCACCTATCAACATTGGATTGACCTTGTAAATCAAACCCTTCTTACGGCACATCAGACACTTTACACCACGTTTCAAGCACAATGGGTGGGGTTTGTTGGTCTAACTGACCCATTTCCTTTTCCAACGTTTGCGTCCTTTCAAGCAACGGTTCAGACTCCACGAATTGTGTTTGATGAGAACAATCGCCTCTTCACACTGTTTGGCGATTCTGATGGCTTTGGTCAGCGTTTAACCACTTTCACACCCATTCCGTATGTGCCGGGAACGGCATCTCCGCAGACTCAGCCCCGTGAGCGTCTGTTCTTCAACACGAATATGGCGGGTATGTTTGCCAACTTTAACACCATCTATTGGAACGTAGCCACTATTCCCTCTAACACCATTGATGGTGTGGTCTATCCAGCATTCCCAGTGAATAACGTTCCGGAAGGTTATGTCTATGAACTTATCTTTAGCAACAAGTTCTACAAGAATGTAGCGGATTATCGTTTGCCTCCCACGTCCGGCATTCCACCGCTCGGCTTTGTCCCGCTCTCGGCTCAGAAAGTCTATTGGGAACTCACTCAAGACTTCAAGAGTGTAGATACACTATGGTCGCCCATTTCATCTCTTGTATTCACTACATCTCTCCTTCCGATTAAGACGGAATCTGCTTCCGCTCCCAACATTTTGGGTGCTGGAAACTTGGGTATATCCGCTCCCACCACGCTCAGTGCTTTTGACCCTATCATTACGGACATTGCTTTGGATTTGGCTGCGGGTGGTGCTGACCTCTATCGCCAGTTTATCTACTACACTCCCGTCGCAGAGTATCGTATGTCGGATATGTCCCCCAGCAAACAAGAACTCCGCAACGTGGATATTCAAGTCTTCTGGAAGAACCGATTGGATTCGCAGTTGTATCCGGTCTATATGTATAACCTTTCCAGTGTATCCATCAAGATTCTATTCCGAAAGAAGAATATGTAGGGTATGATGGGTTTGACACATAAAAAAAAGTTTTAGAAAAAGCCCGGACTAAAAAATATTTTTCGTGAAGACCATTCTCTAAAAATATTTCATACCCCAAACCCGACATACCCATCATCACTCTACGGGGATTAATTCCGCCAGTTTTATTTCTATAGACTGAATATAAGAAGATGAGTGCCGACATTGAGAAACTTGCCGTTTTGGATTCACGTATCGTTCAATCCCGCCCTAAGTTCGCAGTGGAGAAGGGTGCGTTGTCGCTTACCAATGCTCCGTTCAATGCCATTGCTGCGACCTCGTCCCAGCATACGTATAACGTGTATGTCCCGTCAGAAAATGTTTTTGTTGATAGAAAGTTGCTATGGAGTTCCACTGCTTTTATGTCTATGACGCTCACCCAAGCCTCGCTTCCGACAGATGGCGATTCCCTCGTTGTTCCCGGTCGTGATTTTGCCCTTGCTATGCTCCCTCTGAACTCTCTCTGCTCCACTATTTCTGCCACGATTAACGACACAACTTCTGTAATAAATTCACAAGATGTTATGTATCCCATTCTGCGTCTGACGGACTACAAGAAGAACCGTTTGGTTCGCACGGCTCAGACAATGATGGACAAGTATGCCAACTACAACGACGCATACGGCACACTGAACAACCCCATTGGTGGCTATGACCAATCAACGGACTACGACAATGTCCCCAACGGTGCTTCCCCCAACGTCATCTTCACTGACCCGGCTGGTAATGCTCTCCCCAACGTCCCCGCTGGTGGTGCTGGAACGGCTGCGTATGTTGCTGCGACTTATTCGTGCGTCAATGGTGTCCCCACATTTCAAACTGCCCTTGCGGGTGCCACCCCCCTTGTTTCCGTCATCTACTTCAAGTTCCGCTCCACTGAGCCGATTGTGTTGTCGCCCTTCGTGTTCGCCGACGAGTATGAGTGGGACACTGGTCTGTTCGGCTTGAACAACATTCAGTTGATTATGAATCTCCAAGGTGCTTCGGGTGTGAGCCGTGTGGTGCGTCAGTGTGCTCGTGCTGGTCGTTCCCTTACCAACGTTGCGTTTAACACCCTTGCCAATGCTGGTCAAGTGTTTCAGCAGAGCGTATTGAATGTCCAATTTTTGACCCCAAGTTTAGATGTTCCACTACCTCCGAAGAGTGTAGTGCCTTATATGGAGTTTCCCCGCTACATCACTCAGTTTTCAGCGGGAACTATCAATCCGGGTGCGACGGGTCAGATTCAGTCGCAGACCATCACTCTCCCTTGTATCCCGGACTTGCTCCTCATCTACTGCCGTCCTTCCGCCGTCGGTAAGAATGATGCCGATTGGTATTTGCCACTCGCCACTCAGTTGGACGGTGTAGCGAATCCACTCTCCGTCAATTTTGACAACTTTAGTGGTCTTTTGAGCAGTGTAAGCACGGAGCAGTTGTATAATATGTCAGTCAAGAACGGGTTGGATATGGATTATGCTGCGTTCATTGGTCAAGGCAAGAGTGCTGGTGGTTCATACCCCGCCCTTGCTGGTGGCAGTGTTCAGACACCCGCCTACGGCAACTATGCGGTTCGTCAGCAAGGTCAGACCGTTCCTCTGGTGGGTTCAGTGCTTGTCCTAAAGCCGTCGCAAGACATCACTCTCCAGTCCGGTCAAGCCCCTTCGCTCGTCGGCAACTTTACGCTCCAGTTCAATATCACTGTTAAGAACACGTCAGATGTTGCTCAGACTCCCCAACTTTTTGTAATTACTGCTAATAGCGGATTCTTTGAGTCAATTCGTGGTTCGTCCCGTATTATTAAGGGTGTTCTGTCAGAGCAAGACATCATCTCCGCTCCTCTCGCCCCGATGGGTGTCCGTGCGGAACTTGACCGAATGGTTGGTGGTTTCTCGTTCTCGGCACTGGGCAACATCTTGTCCAAGGCTCGGGACATCTACTCTTCCACGAAGCCCATTGTGTCTGCCGTGAAAGGCTTTCTTCCCGACTCGGGCTTCCTCGGCTCAGTGAAGTCCGGTCTGAATACCGTTGGTTATGGTGGTGCTTCGGGTGGTGCTTCTGGCGGTAAGAAGTCATTGGCATCTCGTCTGATGTAATCTATGCCAAATTAATTTCCGTAGATAGATTATAAGATGTCCGCTCAATTTCGTTCCGGTGCTCCCGCGTCTAACACTCTACTTCGTCAAGGCACTGCTACTATTGCTCTCGGTCAGATTCGCACTGCTCAGATTGCCGATACTGCCATTACTGCTTCTTCCGTTATTCTCTGCTGGGGTATTGGTGCTGGTGAGGCTGCGGGTGGTGCTACTGTATTTTCTGCTGATGTTCTTGCTCCGGGTGCTGGTTTTACAGTTGGCACAGATGCCATTGCCATTGCTGCCAAAGATGTCGGCTGGGCAATTCTGAAGTATTAAATATGTAGGGTATGTAGGGTTTCCCTCTCCAAGAATCCGGTTTCAGAAATCTTCCGGTCAAAAAGACGTTTATCCCCCATCTTTCTAAAAATATTTTTAAGGCGACCAACCCGTCATACCCGTCATTGGGATTGAGTAAGTGGTGTGAGTCTAATCCCTTTATAGTTATATCAATATAGAACAGAAGATGTCCTATCTTGATGTAGTTGCTACAATCAAAGGTTGTATTCATTATCCTTCCATTACTTTAACGGGTTCTACCTCCTTTACCACAATACTCCAATCGCAAGAGAGTTTGCTGAGTAGGGGTCATTTGCCCAATCACCCTTTATCTTTGTCGCTCGTTTGCGGTAGTTGCTACGGTGCTGGTCTGCTTTCTTGTCCCCAGTCATTGAATAAAGAAGATAATCTCCTAATCCTACCGCTCCGAAACGAATCATTTTGCCGTCGTTGTTAGGAATCTGTAGTTTGTGCTTCTCGTCCGTGCTGAAACTCAACATATTATCGGCAAGACCCAAGTCGTGTGCCTTCTTCTTTGCCATCGCAAGATAGTCTATTGGCTTCACTCCCCACTCTTCCAGTTGCTTCGCAAACTTCGGCATTGGCATTGACTTGCCTTGTCCTTGTATCACCGTGTCCGCTACACCACCAATATCCGTTAAAGCACGAGCAACTTTACCCGTCCAAGACGGCACTTCTTGAATTAGTTGGTCAATGGGTTGTTTGGCAAAGTCATAAACGGCTTGACTACCTAATCCACTGCCCGTGAGCATAGCCATTACAAAGTCTTGGCAGTTGTTCTGAAACGCATCATACTGGAAGAAGCGATTTCCCATTACGGCTTTCGCTCCTTCCAGTAGTCCATTCATTGTTAAACCAACACCATTAAGTGGAACATTAATCATCTCCGTGTCTTGCGTGGGTTGCGAAGCGGTATGAATTTCAATGACGGCATTCTTTTCAATGGTAAAACGCTTCTTCAGATTGTCTTGGTCGCTTACTTGAACGATACATTCTAACTGGAGATGGAAAAACTTATCGTATTGATACTTCTGTCGGACACTATTCCACGCCCCGAAACTAATAACGTTAAGTGCGGTGTTGAGTGCGGATTGGATTGGGTCTCGCCGAACATAGAGTTCCACAATGGGCTTATCACCCGCATAAGCCAACAAACCACGAACTGAAGGAGATAAGCCTTCACGAGGTGCTCTACCAGCCAATACATTTCCTACTGCGGACACCGCATTTGAAATGCCCGTTTTAACCGCACTGACACCACGCTTTGCCGAATCCCACAAGTCCCCAAAGAATCCAGCACCTTTCATTGCGGGTTCAGAGCCATATGCCTCTTTTGCCCGAGTTAAGATTGCTTTCACTAACTTGGACGGGATAGAGTATCGTTGCTCCAATGTGGTTTTATTGTCTTTGCTCAATTGAACACCCACCACCTTTGATTTGTCATACTTATCGGTAGTAGGTTTCAGATTCATTTTGAAGTTGCTCCAAAAGTCCGTTGCTTTCCGTTTGAAGTCGCCATACAACACGTAGAGGGTTGTTTCACGGTTGGGGAGTTTCTTAATCTCCGCATCATTACGCATCATACCACGGGGATTCTCCACCGTGTAAAGCAGTTTGGGATTCTTCTTCTGAAAGTATTTAATGATTTCAAGGGTCTTATGTAAAACCGCAGTGCCTTCCTTGGCACGTTCTGACTTGGGCTTGGCAGTGTGTGGGTCTCGTTCGTGTAGGCGATAGACCATTGGGCTGAATGTATTACACGGGGGCGAAGCCCATATGTAATCTGGCACAAAGTCATTTTCTTCTGCCCACTTCTTGTAATCCCAATCCAGTAGATTCGCTTCAATGTCGGGAGTGTATTTTGACTCTAAGTCCAATGACACTACGTTGAAGCCGAGTCGCTTCGCTACTTTGCCGATTGACCCAGTGCCTTTAAAGAACTCAAACATATTCAAGTGCTTTGGGTCGGGTTGGGGTTTGCCCGAGCCGTGTAGCACGGACAACTTCATTCCCTTTGGAATGCCCTTACCTACAAACAAGTTCTTGTCTAAGCCGACGGTGTCTTCTGCTATGTTTTTTCCACGAATCCCAGCATAGCCTAATGCGGAAGCCCACGGATTCGCTTTCCAATTATCACGAATGTTCTTCAAGAAGCGTTCATCACTTTCTCTAATGAGTTTATCAATGGCTTCGGGTGATGCTCCCTCTTCACGCATCTTCGCAATGGCAGAGTAATCCAAATCGTGCTTCATCGCACCTTCGTCAATAATATCGGTAGGTGGGTGGGTTCTAATGTATTCATCATCTAAGCGATTCCAAGGTCCTACATAATTCGTGCGGGTAAGGACGGCTGCCCCCTTGTCTTTGAACTCATCACGAATGGCATTCACTTTGTTTTTTCCCCAGTCCCACGCATCATCTAATATACCAGCACCGTCCATACCTTCACGATTCACCATATCACGCATAGCCATACGCTTTGCTTCTGCCTCTTTGTAGTAGGGTTGGTCTTGTGGGCGACCCTTCATAATGATTCCACCCTCTTCGGACTCGTTCGCATATAATGCTCTCATCTGTGCCTTCGCACGTTCCATTGGTAATGGGTCTTTGCTATGCTTTTCACCCGTAGCCTTCGTTATGACCCAATATAGGTCTTTCCCACGAGCCTTCCGCAGTTTATATGGCATATCTATCTATGAATATGAAATTAATTATGACCGGAATATGACGGGTATGTTGGGTTTTGGACGAAAAAAAAAAGTTATGGAAAAAACGGAAATGAAAATTATTTTTTGCGAAGACCATTCTCTAAAAATAATTTGATGTCTAAACCCGTCATACCCTACATTACGTCAAAGTAGCAAATGTGCCTACAATATCATACGCCAAAAATAAAGCAGTCATAGTAGTTGTTGTAGGTGGAATGGAATTAACATAAGAAGCAACATTGATGTATATCTTGTTGCCCGTCAGACCACCAACGGGACTCCAATTCCATATTTGATTAGACAATGTATTAACCGTTGTGCTACTCGGATTTGCCGTGGAAACAGAGTAATCCATCGCACCTTGTGTGAAGTCCCAACCACCGTCCAATGTAGCACTTGGATAAATAAGAAAGTCCAGTGCCACTGAAGCAGAAGTAGATGCCGTGGTAGAGAGTGCTCCTATGTAGAAAGTGAAATTGCTACAACCCGTGTAGGCAGATGGAAGGGTAATAGTAAAAACAGTCTGTGGATTAGCGGGAGATGTGTTATTTAATACATAACCGCCACTGGGAGGGTCTGGAATGGTATAAGATAGTGTTTGCCGTGTGGTGTTGCGAACGGGATTCGTAGAAGTAGAGATGGCATTCACAATGGGATTTTGAGCCGTTCCACCAATGCTACAATTCGTTCCAGCCGTGAGCGAAAGCACACCCGTGTTAGAAACGGTGCGGTCAGTGGTTGTCCCACCAATCGTAATGCCCGTTCCACCACTCGCAAGAGTGCGAACACCCGTATTCGTAATGGTAATCGCAGTAGAACCACTCACCGCAATTCCAGCACCAGCCGAGATGGAAGTGATAGTGCTTCCACCACCGTTAGAAGCCCACCACGTAGGGGAACTATTGGGCTGATGATTGGTATTGCCGTTCTGAATGCTAATGTATATTAGACCGTCAAAGAATACAATGTCATTCAGAATGTAAAACGTAAAGGGACTCCATTGAGCATAACCGGACATATCTATATAGCAAAGACATTTTATTGCTGATGTAATAGTTCGGCATTCTTCTGCGACACCATATACTGTGGGAAACCCTTTGAATACATCAGCCAACGACTACCTAACTTCCTCTGGCGTTTCAAATCCTCTTCATCAACACCAATGTAGTTCTTCAGCAAATAGCGGAGAGCGTGATACGAAGTGGAAAGTGGATACACTACGACGTGAGTGGCTTCATTAAGTAGCAAACGGGTCTTCTTGTAGTTAGTTAAATAATGACTCAAGCACAACATAGTGGTGTTGGTGTGGCGACCCATAATGGCAAGGTCATCTACAATCTTGCTTATCACTTTTTCCGTTTCACCCGTTAGTGTATCATAATCATCAAAGATGACCATACAGTCCTTGAACTCTTCCAAGTCGGGGAAATCATCAACGAAGGATTGGATATTGACACGCTTCAGAAACTTCAGTGCGTCCAGCGTAGCGTCTTCCTTCAACTTAGAAACAAGGTAGATTCCACGCTCGGGGTTAATCTTGTGATAGTAATGTGCCAACTGCTTCGCAATCCACGACTTACCCGAACCCGATTGTCCCGCAATATACCATACCTCACGCTTCTTGGGGTCGCAACTCGGGAGCAGTTCAAAGATGCCGTCATCGTCCAGTTCAATGGTCTTATCACTGGAAGCGTCCTTACACATCTTATCATAGACTGCCTTCACGGCATCGGATTCCTTACTCTCTTCGGGGGATACTCCTTTCGCATAGTCCTCTTCCAATCGGACAAATGCTTTGGTTCGCTCCGCTGGTTTCAGATGGGATAGGTCATAGCGGGAACGGTCAAAGGTGCGTTTTTTGGGGACTGCTTTCGCACCGGAATGGGAGTCTTCGTGGAGGTAGAGGATTTCGCCGTCCCGCTCACCGCCTTTTACACGAGCAATCGGTCTTGCTTTCGCTTCCTTCTCAAACGATAGGAATGGCATTCTACTCTTATATGGAAAATATTTACGGAAAGATTAATATATATCAAAAATGGGCGGTTTATCGCTACTAAAATGACCACCATCAACCTTTCATCAACCACCGAACTTTACCACATAAGGCTTGGAATTATGTTGTAGAATGTCGTAAAGTTCATCACGGACTTTCTGTAGAGCGGGTTCAACCTTAGAATCGGGTTGTCTGGCAATGTTTCTGACACTCGCCACAATGGCATCGTCCTTCTTCAAATAAGAGTTTAGCGTATAGATGGTAGAGAGTCTATGAATGAACTGGTCTATTTCAAAACGCACAACACTCATAGGCACTTTCTTTTGCTCTTCAAATAGAGTCAAGAGTGTATCCATATCACTTACAATCTGATAGAGTCGTCCTAAGTCAGAATTGAGAATGGGATTGAGTTCTTCTAACATCTTGGTGTCGTGTTTGAACTTAGAAAGGGCAAAGAGTCGTTTAAGGACTTTAAAGTAATTGCCTTCTGCGGTGTAAGCCATAATGGATTCCATAAGGCTGACCTTAATGTTAATGGGTTCGGGGTTCAGCACTTCACCATTACAACGGAACTCGTAGATGACACTGAAATCCGTAAAGCGATTGTTTTGAACCAGTCCTATTACATCAAGTTTGGTAATACCGGGTGTAGGGAATGCTTCTTCCAATGTGAAAGAGCGTCCTCGGTAATTCAAACAGTTGTCAAGCACATTGCCCACTGTCCAACGTAAGACGTGGAACTTCAACTTGTCCCGTGCCATAAGAAACTGAGCGGGAGTCATTCCATCTTTAAGGAGTGTAATGGCTTCCCTCGCTTCACCTTCGGTGATGACCTTTGCCTCCTCTAAACGTCGCACCTTATTATGACATTGGGTTGAATTAAACCCCTTTATCTTCCCGCCTTCCACATACGCCGTCTTGGGAATGACACGCCACTCTTCCACTACACCCGCTTTAATGTCGCCTACATATACATACTTCATTCCGCAGAGTTCTTTGATATTGGATTGGAATCGCTTTCGCAATTCAACAAGGAACGCACTCGTTTTACCTTTGTGCTTAACCACTTCGTATCCATCGTAATCTCCCGCATACTGCTGACTACGTAATGACATAGAACCCACAAGGGTAATATTATCACCCATAGACATCGCATCAAGAATCGCAATGGCATCTGATGGGTAATCCTCGGGATAATCTTTGGTTCTGACCACATCGGACATTCTTCTATATGAGATAGATAATAAAAAGCGGATATGTAGGGTATGTAGGGTTTGGGACGAAAAAAAAAGTTTTAGAAAAAAACATAAACGAAAAAAGTTTTTTGTCCCGACCATTTCCAAAATATTATTTCGTGTCTAAACCCGTCATACCCGACATAATTTCAAGTTTTTGAGTTTAAGGGTTCATTTTTACTTCACATCAATGTCATACTATCAACGCAACAAAGAGATGATTATTGCCCGTCAGATGGCGTATCATAGGGAACACCGTGAGAAATACTTAGCCTATATGAAAGAGTATAATAAGGAATACTATCTGAAACATAAGCCCGAGCCAAAGCCAAAGCCAGTGAAGAAAGCCAAAGAACCTCGCCCTCCGAAGTTGCCGAAGGTAGTAAAGCAGAAAAGTAAAAAGGAAACCCAAAACTACAATTTCGTTGTTCCCGAGTATGTCTATCCAACAAAGATGGCAACGGGCAATTTCATATTGACTTTTGATTAAAATATTGGATAGAGTATATAGATGCCGACCATCTGCGAAATCAAAGCGGAGTTGAAAGAACTAAAC